CGTCTCACATGTGGCCGGGGTTTATTTCTGGAAAGCATCACCAGATCATGGCCAACGCTTTTGAGCGTGTGGCCAAGGGGGAGTTGAAGAGGTTGATCATCAACATGCCTCCCCGGCACACTAAGTCTGAGTTTGCCTCCTTCCTGCTACCTGCTTGGTTCTTGGGAAAGTTTCCGGAGAAGAAGATCATCCAGACCGCTCACACCGCAGAACTGGCCGTGGGCTTTGGCCGGAAGGTGAGGAATTTGGTCTCTTCCGAGACCTATGGCCGGATCTTTGACACTAAGCTCTCCTCTGACTCAAAAGCCGCAGGACGGTGGAACACCGATATGGGCGGGGATTACTTCGCTATTGGTGTTGGCGGTGCTGTCACTGGTAAGGGTGCGGATCTTTTGATCATTGATGACCCTCATTCTGAGCAGGAGGCCAAGCAAGGCAACCCTGCGGTGTTTGACAATGTGTATGAGTGGTACACATCCGGCCCTCGGCAGCGTTTACAGCCCGGTGGGGCCATCATTATTGTGATGACCCGGTGGGCCAAGCGAGATCTGACCGGCGCAATCCTCAAGAATTCTGAAAAAGATGGTGTAAACGACTGGGAAGTGATTGAATTTCCCGCAATTTTGCCGTCAGGAAGCCCTTTGTGGCCCGGTTTTTGGAAAAAGGAAGAGCTGGAAGCCATTAAAGCCGAGATTCCAGTCGCCAAGTGGGAGGCGCAGTACCAACAGAACCCCACATCCGAGGGAAACGCAATCATCAAGCGCGAGATGTGGAAGATCTGGGAGTCGGATAGACCCCCAATCTGTGACTACATCATCCAAAGCTGGGATACCGCCTTCGAGAAGTCAAACCGAGCAGACTATTCGGCTTGCACAACGTGGGGGGTCTTCGACCACCCCAATGAGCAGGGCGTAAATCGGACAAACATCATCTGTTTGGACTCCTTCAAGGCCCGGATGGAGTTCCCGGAGCTTAAACAGAAGGCTCTCGAGCTTTATCAGGAGTGGGAGCCGGATACCCTGATCATTGAGAAAAAAGCCGCAGGTGCCCCCCTCATTTATGAGCTTCGCCAGATAGGCGTTCCTCTTTCGGAATATACACCGGGCAAAGGAAGCGATAAGATTGCGCGTGTAAACGCCATTTCCGATCTTTTTGCGTCGGGCGTGGTTTGGTGTCCAGACACCAGATGGGCAGATGAGTTGATGGAGGAGGTTGCGTCCTTTCCAAACGGGGACAACGATGACCTTGTTGACTCAACGAGCCAAGCGTTACTGAGATTTAGGCGTGGAGGCTTTATACACCTCGAGAGCGATGAAGAAGATCAACCAAGCTTTCGCCGCAAAGCTGCGTATTACTAAGGAATATCTATGGCTACCAATATCGATAAAGCTCTCTACCAATCACCAATGGGACTGGAGGCCGCTGAAGAGGAGGCCATTGAGATTGAGATCATTGACCCTGAAGAGGTCAACATTGGCATTGGAGATCTTGAGATCAGTATTGAGAAGGGTGAGCCAAGCATTGATGATTTTGATGCCAACCTCGCCGAGTTTCTGCCGGAGGGCGCGATGTCCTTGTTGATCAGTGATCTGGCCAGCGACATTGAAAATGACAAGAACTCCCGCAAGGAGTGGGAGAAGGCGTATGTCACCGGCCTGAAGCTTCTTGGCCTTCAGATTGAGGAGCGCACTGAGCCGTGGGACGGCGCATCCGGCGTCTTCCACCCCATGATCACCGAGGCGGTGGTCCGCTTTCAGTCGGAAACCATCACTGAGACATTCCCAGCGCAGGGTCCCGTCCGCACCAAAATCATGGGCAAGGACACCCCCATCAAGAAAGAGGCGGCTCAGAGGGTTCAGGATGACATGAACTTCCAGTTGACCGAGGTCATGCAGGAGTTCCGCCCAGAGCATGAACGCATGTTGTGGAGCCTACCGGCCACGGGTTCGGCTTTCAAGAAGGTGTATTACGACCCAAGCATTGGTCGCCAGACCTCGATCTTTATCCCCGCAGAAGACATATTGCTGCCATACGGAACCTCAGACATCCAGAGTTGCTATCGGGTCACGCATGTTATGCGCAAGACCAAGAACGAGATCATGGAGCTACAACAGGCCGGGTTCTACTGCGATGTAGACATCGGCAGTCCTGATCGAGCGATTGATGAGATCAACAAGGCCAAGGACAAAGAGACCGGCTTCGCTGATTTAAACGACGAACGCTTCACCCTGTATGAGAGCCACGTCAAGCTGTGCATCAAAGACGATCCATTGTGCGACAAAGACGATGACGGCGAACCTACAGGTATCGCTTTGCCATATGTGGTGACCTTCCTTCGTGGAACGAACGCCAAATTGTCCATCCGGCGCAACTGGAAGGAGGAGGATGATCTCCACCTCAAGCGCCAGCACTTCGTCCACTACCAGTACATCCCCGGCTTTGGTGCGTATGGCTTCGGTTTGTTCCACCTGATTGGTGGCTTCGCCAACTCTGCCACCAGCTTGATGCGTCAGTTGATCGACGCAGGTACCTTGAGCAACCTGCCGGGTGGTCTGAAGTCCCGTGGTCTGCGGATCAAGGGCGACGATACCCCAATCGCCCCGGGCGAGTTCCGAGATGTGGACGTGGGTTCCGGCACGATCAAAGACAACATCTTGCCGCTGCCTTACAAAGAGCCGAGTCAGGTTCTGATGGGACTGCTGAGCAGCATTGTGGAAGAGGGCCGCAGATTTGCAGCCACCGCAGATATGAAGATCAGCGACATGGGCGCCAATGCGCCTGTGGGATCGACCTTGGCTCTGCTGGAGAGACAACTCAAGGTCATGACCGCAGTTCAGGCCCGGGTCCACTTTGCCCTGAAGCAGGAGCTTCAACTCTTGGCGGCGATCATTCGGGACTACACCGATGACGAATACACCTACGAGCCGGACGGCGAGCAAGGCCCAAGGGCCAAAAAGGGCGACTACCGCCATGTGGACATCCTGCCCGTCAGCGACCCCAACGCAGCTACCCTTTCTCAGCGTGTGGTGCAGTATCAGGCGGTTATTCAACTGGCCCAATCCGCGCCGGACATCTATGACCTGCCCAAACTACACCGGGGCATGTTGGATGTTCTGGGCATCAAGAATGCCGACAAGCTGGTCCCCATGGACGAAGACCAGAAGCCGACAGATCCGGTCTCCGAGAACCAGAACATCCTCAAAGGCAAGCCCGTCAAAGCCTTCCAGCATCAGGACCATCAGGCCCACATTCAGGTTCACCAAGCTGCGATGCAAGACCCGATCATCATGGAATTGATTGGGCAGAACCCGAGGGCGGGGGCGATGCAGGCTGCGGCCATGGCCCACATTGCGGAGCACGTTGGCTTTGGTTATCGCCAGAAGATCGAGCAGCAACTCGGTATGCCACTGCCTCCAGAGGGAGAACAGTTGCCACCGGAGATCGAAATCTCTCTGTCCAAAATGCTGGCGCAGGCTTCTCAACAACTCTTGCAGCAAAACCAAGCGCAGGCCGCTCAGCAAGAGATCCAGAAACAGGCAGAAGATCCTGTTGTGCAAATGCAACAGAAAACCTTGGCAATCAAGGAGGGCGAATTGCAGGTCAAGGCTCAAAAGAATCAGGCCGATGCACAGATCAAAGGGCAAGAGCTTGCGCTCAAGGCTCAGGCACAGCAAGACAAAACAGCCATTGAGGTTGCCAAACTAAGGAAAACACCATGATTCAGGACTTCGCCCGTGTATTGCGCGAACAAATACGCACCGACATGAACAACTATGCGGATGATGCCGCCAGTGGGGCGTGTCGCTCATTTGAGGAATATCAAAAACTCTGCGGAACCATTCAGGGTCTGGCTATCGCAGAGCGCCACTTACTTGACCTTGTGAAGAAAGCTGAACAAACAGATGAGTGAAATCCTTCTGCCTCCGGGCATTACTTTGCCCAAATACATCCAGCCCCTAGATAAGCCAGAAGAGGACGGCGATAAAGCGTCCGCTTTGCCTATACCGACGGGCTACAAGATGCTGTGTATCGTGCCTGCCGTAGACGAGAAACTTGCCGGAACATCTCTGGACCTCATCCGAGATACCGCAAGCATGCGCCTTGAAGAGAGCGCCACAACCGTGCTTTGGGTTATGAAGCTCGGGCCAGATGCGTACAAAGACACCGCCAAGTTCCCATCAGGTCCGTGGTGCAAGGAAGGTGACTTTGTGCTCGTGCGTACCTACACCGGTACGCGTTTTAGGGTGTTTGGTAAAGAGTTCAGAGTATTGAACGACGACCAGATTGAATGTGTTGTGCAAGACCCCCGTGGGTATACCCGCGCTTGAAGGAGCAAAAATGCCTGCTTTTAAATTTCCTGATGAGATTGAAGACAAAGACGTTGTGGTTTCACAACAAGAAGACGGTGATGTCGAAGTTGAAATTGTTGATGACACACCGGAGCGCGACAAGGGACGAAAACCCTTAGACCGGGAGGTGGCTGACCCCACAGATGCTGAGATTGAAACCTACACGCGTGGGGCGCAGGAACGCATCAAAGAGTTGACACACGCCCGTCACGACGAACGTCGAGCAAAAGAAGCGCTTCAGAGAGAAAAGCAGGAGCTTGAGCGTCTTACACAACACATGCACTCGGAGAACCAAAAGCTCAAACAGTATGTGGACAGCGGTTCCCAGCAGTATGGGGAGATGGCAAAAACCGCAGCCGAAGCTGAGTTGGACAAAGCCCGCCGAGATTACAAAACGGCGCAGGAAGCGTTTGACACGGACGGCATCATTGCGGCGCAGGAAGCCCTGACTGAAGCCAAAATGAAAATTGCGTCAGTAAAAAACTTTCGTCCAACTGCTTTACAACAGGAAGAAAGTGTTGTACAAACTAGGCAACCCGCACCCCAACCGGTGCAACCCGACGAAAAAACCCTGCGCTGGCAGGCCAAAAACCAGTGGTTCGGGGCCGAGGGGTTCGAAGAAGTTACCAGCTTTGCACTAGGGCTGCACCAGAAACTAGTCAATAACGGGGTCGATCCCCGCAGCAGTGAGTATTTCGAGCGGATTGACGCTCGCGTAAAGTCTACGTTTCCTGAAGTCTTTGGCGATGCTGAAGAGCGTAAGGTAACGGATTCCCCAAAAAGGCCAACTTCGGTTGTTGCCCCAGCAAATCGCTCTACGGGCGCAAGAAAAGTACAACTGACACCCACGCAGGTAGCGTTGGCGAAGAAATATGGCCTTACCCCGCAGCAGTATGCAAACGAAGTAGCAAAATTGGAGAAATTAAATGGCTGAAACTATAAACCGAAGTCCCCGTGAACTCGACTCACGCGCAAAAACAACTCGTTATGTGTACACACCTTCGAGTTCCTTGCCTAATCCGACACCTGATCCCAATTACAGGTATCGGTATATTATGACTAGCATAAATGGGCAGGCGCAGCCTACCCATGTATCAAAAATGATGCGAGAAGGCTGGGAACCAGTGAAGGCGGTGGACCATCCGGAGTTGCTTCTGGAAGGTAGTGCTAAGACCGGAAACGTAGAGACAGGTGGCCTCATGCTTTGCAAACAGGCCATTGATCGCGTACAAGTACGGAACGAGTATTACGACCAACAAGCGGCAAACCAGATGACCTCTGTGGATAACAGTTTTATGAGAAATAATGACCCGCGCATGCCGTTGTTTGCTGACCGAAAGTCATCAACAACTCGTGGCGGATTTGGTTCAGGTTCAAAGTAACAAGGAGTCCTTAAATGGCCGCTACCGCTTCCCCCTATGGGCTACGTCCCATTAATCGCGTTGATGGCATGCCCTATGCCGGTGCAACTCAGACGTTTCTGATTGACCCGGCTGGCGAATCCACCAACATTTTCTATGGTCAAGTTGTCATTATTGGCTCGGACGGCTATCTAGCCATCTCCACCGCCACTGGTGCCGACGTTACGACTAACAACCTTGGCGGCAACGGCATCGGTGCAATCGGCGTTTTCGTCGGTTGCCAGTACGTCAATGCTCAAGGTCAGGTGATTAACGCTCAGTACTACCCCTCCGGCACAACCGGCGTGGTCACTGCCAAGGTCATTACTGACCCCAGCGTTGCGTTCCAAGCACAGCTAAGTGGTTCCGGCGCTCAAACAGTTTTGGGCACCAACACCTTCTTTACTGCGGTACAAAGCACATCCACGGGTTCGACCCAGACTGGTAACTCGACTAGCTCTTTATCGGCTAGTGTGCAGGCCAGTGCTGCGGCTTTCCGTATTGTGGGTTTTGTTGAGGTTGCAGGCTTCTCAGCAATTGGCGATGCGTTCACTGATGTGTTGGTTAAGTTCAACCCCAGTGCCCACTCGTATTTAAACAACGTCGGCCTGTAAGGAGCTAAATCATGGCAATTTCACGCGCACAACTACTTAAAGAACTCCTCCCGGGTTTGAACGCACTGTTTGGTTTGGAGTACGCTCGCTACGGCGAAGAGCACAAAGAACTGTACGAAACAGAATCTTCTGAGCGTTCGTTCGAAGAAGAGACCAAGCTGTCCGGTTTTGGCGCTGCACCTGTTAAAAACGAGGGTGCTGCCATCGCTTTCGACAACGCGCAGGAAGCTTTTACTGCACGCTACACCCACGAGACGATTGCTCTGGGCTTCTCCATCACTGAAGAAGCAGTGGAAGACAACCTGTACGACAGTCTGTCTGCCCGCTACACCAAAGCTCTGGCTCGTGGTATGGCATATACCAAGCAGGTCAAGGCCGCTGCGGTTCTGAACACAGGTTTC